GTACTTGCAGTGGCTTCAGGTTTGCCACTGTTCGGAGCTCGCCAATACGTGGGTGTCACCTTGACTCCACGAAAGGCATCAACCCCACAAGACTCTCTGAACCTTCCGGTCCAGAAGGACTTGTCGGAATTGACCTTGAAGTGCAGTACTTCAAGAGCATCGAACAGTAGACCCCGACTATCTTCAGGGATGACAATGTCATCTCCGAAGACGGCCACCTCACTGCTCAGTTCAAGCAACCTTCCAACGGTAACCCTCTTCCAGCGTCGCTGAGTAGCTACGCAGGCAAGGGCTATCCCAAGGAATAGCAAGGACTGAACAGGAAAGGTGCAGGCGCTTCCCATCGTTGAGAATTTTCTCAACGGAAACTCGCTCGGAATCTTGCGATTCAAAGCTTGCTTCATGAAGCGGGTCCGTGTACTTTGTAGAGCTCGAATCAACGGGGGATTAACCCTGAAGAATCGTCCTACAATGTGACAGGTGACTCTATCGCTAGCTGCGGAGAGATCCACAGTTGCGAGAGAGCCATCCTCCGAACCTCTGACACAGAGCTCCTGGTTCCTAGTTTGATCGCGAAAGCGAACAAACTTGGAAATCCAAGAATGCTCTGTCCTATCAGAGAAGTAGTGCCACAAATTTTGTTGGCACCACTGATGTTCACTAGGCTCAGCGGCTATTAGCCGTGGCTTAGTGACCGTCTTCGGCACTGCGATTAGACGAGACATCGGCTCCGAAGAGCCAATGTTCATCACATCGCAGCGGGCAGCCCAAGAACTAAGATTATGGAAACCATAATCCGCAATTGGGTACACGGTCTCTAAACGATCTGACCAGTTCGACCAACAGAACTTGTTGGTGGGACCAGTCCGTTCAGAGATAGCGCCGGGACCATGCCTGAACCGCCACTCGTTGGGCTGATAAGGCCCTAAAGCGGTGGTGATGAGCCTAGATACGGTATCTAGGTTCATCAGAAGGGTCGATAGATTTCGCCTTAGGGAGGCGTCATCTCGCTCCTTCACACGATCAGTGTACAGACTTGTTTTTCGGAATTCCGGTAAACAAGTAACTGCCTGATCGAGTGTTGAAGTGCTCTCATTCCAGAAGCTTTCCGGCTCCGGGAGTGAAAGATCAACGTCGTAAAACTCGCTGACTTCATTAGCGATATTTACGACAGGACACGGAAGCTCTACCTTCTTAGCGACAAATAATATCTGTCGCAGGAAGATAACAGCCTCAATATCCGCTTCCTCCTTCAAGCGTCCCGTCTCGTCAAATACGAGTAGGTAGAGTCCCCGAAGAAACTTCGGAATCACTACCCT